ATCAAAAGCCTATAACGGCAACTTCAAAGCACTTAAAGCACTTGACCCAGCACTAGCGACATTGATTGAAGAGGGAGCATCCGCTGACGAAGTGTTTACATCTCTCGGAACAACCTTCGAAGGTCAAGCATCAACTGCAGCCAACACGACCCAGGGCAAGATGAAGAACCTTGGGATTCAGATGGGCGAACTCAAGGAATCAATCGGTCAAGCTGTCGCTCCACTGGTAGAGAAACTGCTCCCGAAGTTTCTTGAGTTCAGTAATTGGATTCAGAAGAACAAGGGACTCGTGGTCACACTTGGAGCAGTGATCGGCGGAATAGCTGTCGCTATCGTGGCTGTCAATGCTGCACTGAAGATCTGGACTGCTGTCACAAAAGCAGCGAAGGCTGTCCAATTTGCGTTTAATGCTGTCATGGCAGCGAACCCGATGTTCTTGATCGTGATCGCTATCGTCGCAGTCGTCGCCATCTTGGTCGTTCTCCAGCAAAAGTTCAACATCTTCGGCGTAGCCATCAAAGCAATCGGTACAGCGTTCGGCGCGGTCTGGGAAGCAATCAAGACAGTGTTTAGCTGGGTAGTGAACAACTGGCCACTACTACTCGCAATCTTGACCGGCCCGTTCGGTCTCGTCATCCTCGCTGTCGTCACCTTCAAAGATCAGATCATTGGATTCATTACAGGCGTAATCGATTGGGTTCGTGACAATTGGAAATTAATCCTGGCAATCATTACAGGCCCATTCGGACTAGCAATCCTTGCCATCAGCAAATTCAAAGATCAGATCATAAATGTGTTCAGTATTATTTACAAGGGAATCAAGGCCACAATGGGCTTCGTCGCCGATGTGATCACAGCACCATTCAAAGCAGCTTTTAAGGCTGTCGCCAACCTATGGAACAACACTGTCGGGAAATTGTCCTTCAAGGTTCCTAGCTGGGTTCCTGGCATTGGTGGGAAAGGTTTTGATGTTCCGGACATCCCGTTGCTTGCCCAGGGTGGCATCGTCACAGGCCCGACCTTGGCGATGATCGGCGAAGGTCGTGAACCTGAAGCAGTAATCCCGCTGTCAAAGCTTGGCAGTATGGGCTTCGGTGGCAATAGTGGCATGAACATCACTGTCAATGTCAACGGCGGAGATCCGAACAGTGTCGTCCGAGCACTCCAGCAATATGTCCGCCTTAATGGAGCCATACCCATCACCACTCGAGCGATGTAATGGGAAAGATTAACTGGATCTTTAAGAATGAGACAACTGGCAACACCTTCACGACCAGTGTGCTCTCCGCGAACTATATGTACTTGAGACAGTCCTACAAGGATTACTACTCCGGCGCGAACCTAGTTATTACTATCAAGAACCAGAGCAACGAGGCAGCAGGATTCTCACTCAACGATCTTATCTTTCTCTATTTTGAAGACAGCTCAGGGGATGACATATGGGTGCAGAACTTCTATGTCAACGAGATTGAGTTTGAGGATTACCCTGGCAACACTGGACTCTCGACCGCGACGATCATCTGTCAAGATTGGCTCGCTCGAGCTGCACGAGTATTAGGCGGAGGAATTTCGCTACCTGCTGGGAACTCGCTAGATCAACTTGATTATTTCAGCAATGGCTTCGGCTTTACAGGGCCACTACCGCCAGGGATGACTATTGACGGTGGCATCGGCGTGTCTCAATGTCCTGCAGTGGTCTGGAATGATTCAGTCATCAACAAGATACAGATCAACCAGTTGACCGAGAATGCTTCTGTCGGCATGGTATATCAGAGATTAGAAATGTATCAGCGCTCTAGCATTGGTCTCAGTAACAAGAAGTTCGGCCCGAATGTTGCAGCGAACACTGTGGTCTATCAAACATTCAAAAGGATCAGAGCAGGACAAAACCTGATCAACTATGAAGAAGTCAATAGCACTCTCGGCACTGTCACAGCGACAGACGCAACGAGTACGACTGCATATGGCAAATATGCTGAATCAGTAACTTCAGCAGATTCAACCTTGACTCAACAGACAGGGCTCGCAGAGTTTAGGGCAAACACTCAAGGTGACCCACTTCTGACACGCTTTGAGCTAACAGTTCTAGACATTGCAAACGACCGCGACATATTAGATCAAACGATTCGAGCCTATAAGGGCTTCATCACGCCGATCAATAATCTGGTCTATCGAGTACCCGGTGCAGCTTCCGACACTACAGTCAAAGTCAAGATGGAAGGGATCAATGTGTCAATGACACCGAGTAACACAGTGTTCACCTTCTACTTCAGCCCTGCTCAGTATTACACCATGTTCATCTTGGATAGCGCCGACTTTGGTATCTTAGACACTGACCGGCTCGGCTGGTAAAGGAGAAAATATGGCGATCAACCCAAACACAGACTTCAGTAGTGGGTCTGTATATACAGCAAATCAGGCAAATCGGTTCCCTCGTGGGGTAATGGCTCGAAACACGGCGACGGCTTCAGACGGCACGATCACGGTTGAGGAAGTGCAGATCACTGGCTCGTCGTTTACCGCCGTCGCAAACCGTTACTATCGCATAACTTATTTTGAACCTTATTTATCTGGCACAAGTGCAAACACACTTTTTCAAATGAGGATCAGACAAACCAACCTTGCTGGCGCTATTCAAAATAGTTCAACGACGCTCAATACTGTCGCAAGTGTATTTTTTGGCACCTCTGGAATTTGTGAGGCAATATCAACATTTAGCGCCGGCACGGTGAATGTGGTTGGAACATTGGCAGCGAGTGCTGGTACAGGTAATGCGAGTCGAAGTGCTACTTCATACGCATTTCTTCTAGTGGAAGACATAGGCCCAGCATGATCACCTATATCGGTGGAGACACCCCCGAAGAACAGACCCTTATCTGCAGTTCGGTCATCAAATCACTCTTATACGAGTCAGACTGGACACAGATACCTAACAACCCGTTGACCCCCGAGTATTCGGCAGAGTGGGCCGTGTACCGCCAACAGTTGCGCGACTTCATGGCCACCTGGACTCCGAGCAATGAAGCAGATCTACCAGACAAGCCTCTGCCATGAAGACTCTGCTCGTCGCTGCAGCTCTCATTATTGCGATGACTTTTGTGATCACCTCATGCACTGACCGCACTCGAGACAACTGCCAAACCCATCCCTCGTCGACAAGGTGCAACCCGTGAAGAAGTACACCAACTCAGAGATCAAGGCCAGACTGATCCTCATCGTCGGCATCACACTCTCAGCTACCTTCGTCATCTCTACGGCCTCACTGCTTTACGGCCTGCTATTTGTCGTCCAGCCTTTAGAAGTATCACCAAACGATGAAAGCGCATGGTCGCTCCTATCCCCGATGATGCTCTTCCTCACCGGAGCACTATCAGGAATCCTCGCCAGTAACGGCCTCAAAGACAAAGGAGACAAAGACAATGACATCTAGACCGTACACAGGGAACAAAGACGGCAACCATCCGACACCTCGCGCCGGCACAAAGCGATTCGTAGAGTTTTGTGAGTATTTGTGTGGTGTCAAGAACATCGGAATCTATGCGAACCGTCCGATGCGCTCAGGTTCTGCGCTGTCCGTTCATGCGACATGGCGCGCAGTAGATCTTCGAGGCACGATCCCTCAGCGCAGAGCTCTCGTAGAGTTCCTCTTTGAGCATCGGGACGCTCTAAACATTGAAGAGATCCACGCTTACGATGGCACTGGATGCCCTTTGACTGGTCTGACAAAGTGGGGAGCCGGCTACCGATGCGATCGTGACGCTTGGAAGGCTTGGACTTCTACACGCAATGGAGGAACCCCTGGAGCCCAGTGGACTCATGTTGAGATCTCGCCTCTTATGGCGGACTCCCCGAAACTGGTTGAGGAAGCGTTCGCTCGAATCTTCGCCGATGTGACTTGACATCGCGTCGCTGATTCGGTCAACTGATTCAGCCAAGAGAGCACAGCACAAGCTGAGCCCCGACACTGGAGGCACATAATGCACCCGTTCAAGTTCCTAGCCATTGTGGCTTTTGCGTATTTCAGCCTGGTCGTGATCTTCGGATCAGGTGGTGAGTCACCGCCAGAGACCACAATCAGAATCCCTCAGACCGTACAGATCGTCCCTCTGACCGATGAGCAGATCGCAGACCGTGAAGCCGAGATCGCTCAACAGATCGCAGAGGAGAACGCGACCATCTACGACGAGCCCGTAGAGACCACTACGACGCTCGTACAGCTCGCCCAGATAGATCCCGACACCAAGTGTCAAGAATGGCTACCACTCGCCGTAGAGATGGGCTGGCCCAATCAGACGGAAGTGCTGCAGACCCTCGGTCGCGTCATGTGGAAAGAATCGCGCTGTCAATCAATCTCAGCAGACTCTGAATGGTTCAATGGATCCGATCACGGACTAACCCAGATCAACCAGATACACGAGGAATGGCTTTCGGAGATGGGCTGGACGCTTGAGGACATGGCGATCCCATCGTCAAACCTGCGCTTTGCGTTCTTACTGTGGAATAGTCGAGAAGAAGCTGGGAAGTGTGGATGGCAACCTTGGAGCATCTCATGCTGAACAGCTTGAGTTGGCAAGAAGAAGCAGCTTGTCGTGATCTGCCCGTTGACTGGTTCTTCCCCGAAGTCGGTGCTGAAGCATGGCAACATCTTCGGAGAGCTGTCGCTGTATGCGAAACCTGTCCGGTCATTGAAGACTGTCTCAAGTATGCGCTCTCATTCGGCTATCGAGCCCTTCCAGGCATTTGGGGAGGCACATCGGAGAATCAGAGACACGGGATGCTCCACTCTGACACACCCATCAGATAGGGTCG